AATCCAGTATCTTGACTCGCTTTGCCAATGCCGGACACATACGCACCATATCGGCGGCAACATTAAAAACGATGGATGCCTGCTGACGATCCGCAGCACAGCCATAAACCTCGGCTCGTTCTTCACCGTCGCCGCAGGTCAGTAGCAAAGCAACCGCAGCCGCAAGTTCCGACTTGCCCTGTTTCTTGGGGATCTCAATATAGGCAGTATTGAACTGCCGATAACCATTTGGCTTCAGAGTTCCGAATACATCCCGGATGATCTGCTCCTGCCAGTCAATCAGTTCAAAGGGTTTTCTTGCCCAGGTTCCTTTGGTATGACACAGGCATTCAATGAAATTGACCGCATAATCAGCAGCCGCTTTGTTATAGTGAGAGCCCTTTGCCATAAAGCGAGTAGCCTTGTATTTCTTCAGTTTCCGTATATGCGATCACCTCCAAAACAAAAAGCCACACCGAATCAGTGTGACTTTCATAATCAGTATGCCTTCCAGGAACGAGGAACAGAGCCTTGCGGCTCCGTCCCAGAACTACTTATCCAGAATCAGTGGTTCTCGCTAAAGATGAGGATCTGCAAAGCCGCCTCCACATCCTGATCGACAGGCTTAATATCCCAACCTCTGTCATAGTTGCAAACGATCTCATTCTTTCGTTTGAGCATCAGTTTGCTTATGCGACCACCGTCGATACCAAAAGCAGAAGGTTCATCAAAGACCTTGATCCAGTAATGAATCCAGCTGGAATTGACCTTTATTGCTCCTTCTTTCCACATGGTATTTCCTCCCCATCTGTATCATCCTTGCCGAAAAGCATAGCCATTACCATCTGGCCTCCCAACCGAAAACCTTCGATAAATCCATCCTCTTCGATCAGCGCATCCAGATAATTGTGTTCTGAAATGTATTCCTCAAACAGGACTGTCTGTTCAGAGGTAAGCGTTTCGCGGAAGATTGCAGCCAACTCTGCAATGCGGCGATCCTGTAGGAATCGTTTTGAGGTTTTATCGATTGTCCGGCCACAGGGATCAATGGTACCTCCGTAAAGGTTGGAAATCAGCTGACGGTACATTACTCCACCACCTTTCGGCAGTGATCTTCGCCGAAGACCACACCCAGACCGGAACCACAATCCCAGGCTACATGGATCGTACCAATGGAGTCGACGGATACAACTGTACCCCTGCAACCGGGAATCAGTTTAGTGTTATAGGGATCATTCATGCTGATAAGCTCTACTCTTGTCCCCTTGGGAAACTGTTCCCGAAGTCTCTGAAGGGCCTCCTTTGAAATCACTCGCATTCCTGCACCTCCTTTCTCGCGCCGGTCTTAAAGGCGGTGCTACCGGAAAGATTACGGAGCAGGATTTTTCGGGCGGTTTTGAATTCCTCACCGATAAAGCCCAACCGCAGTAAGAAGCAGCGGAAGGCGTACTTCTCATTGTCAACTTCCTTTTCCTTTGCACTGATCCGCTTCTGATTCCGGGCCATATCACATAGCCTGCAGGCAAATTCTTCATATGCCTTCAATTCTTCCGGTGTGGGATTTTCCGGGAACCAGGGCAGGCTGATCTTTGTGTCAGTTACCTCAATAGGCAAATCTTTGGCACCGAGGGCCTTGCGGATCAGGTTACCTTTGGACTCCACAATGCTGTTGAGATTGGCAAGATTATTCTCTGTAAACAGGCTCCGGGGCAAGGAAATGCAGATGCCGGAAAAGTCAGCCTCCGAAGATTCCTCGTTAGTTTCCTCATCCATGGCCTCTGCCAGAGGATCTTCTGCCTGGAAGCCCTTCTCCCGGAGAAACCGAATGAGCGTAGCTGCCGCATGGATCTCCACGGTTACCTGGCCGTCCACACTAATGTGGATGTTACCCACCTGGTAGGCAAAACCTGGTGCGCCCAGGTACTTTGCTTTTTCTCCGGTGTGTTCGACGATTGCCGCCACCAGACGCTTGCGGTCGCTGCCGCTGACATTGTAGTTGATGATCATATGTATACCTCCTTGTTTTTTGGTAGTACACATATTCGCTCTACAACCCATAAATAGCAAGTTGTTTCTCAGCCAGGAAATGTAGAATTAGTCCGCATCGGATTGTGAATAAAACACAATGCCAGCCAACACGAAAAATACACAAGGTAACGCCACACCATTTCCCCACATCTTATATTCCGCAGCATCAGAATGAGGCTTTTTGATCCATTTGATAATCTGGTTTCGACTCCGGGGTTTGGTACCAGGGCTTACGATTTTACGGTGGTTTTCCCATACTTCCGTCCAGAAGGCAATTTCCCCTTCGGAAGGATTTTCCGTCTCCAGTCCATCGCACCACCAGTCCGGAAAACCCTGGAGTCTTGCACATTCCGTTGGTGTCAGCCGCCGGACGGAATACATGGGAGTCCCATTTCCATTGATGAGCGGTGGATCTTTAAAGTCGGATGCACATAGTGTTGCAGCAATCTCCTCGTCTGCTTTCATGAAGAAGGATGCCTTGCTGGCGCAGTATGTAGGAGCAGCAACGGCATGGCGGTCTACCGTATTGAGCGTAAAAGAAACATTTTTATTGACACCATCGCCTTGAGGACCGTTTTTCTCCGTCCTACCAATCATGGACCCCTGCAAAGAATAAGTCTCCACGATTGCCACACCGCCCTGATTACAGGTCGGATTACCACCGTTTGCATCAATGGTTCGTGTCGTCCGGGCTTCATAAAAACCGCTATGAGGATTACCTGATTTCATGGCATTGGAATCTTTGGAGCAGATACCAAAGACCACCGCAGACTCTTCCCTCACCACGAACGGCTGATTATTGCCACCGGTGCCATAAGTTGCTGCCACAGTTGGTGCTGTATCGATAGGACCAGTATACCGGGTATCCTGACTATGGTTCTCAAAAACCGCAGCTTCATCTAAAACAACCGGAGGATGGTGTGCTTCTGCTCGAAGGGTGCAGGTCACACCATGAGTAATATCCATTCGACTGCCACCCTGGTCATTCAGAACCAGCTCCTTCACATCGCCTGCCGCTCTAGGGCCATTTGCAGAACCTCTGGCAGCACTTTGCCACGCTCGGAAGCTCTCCGCAGAATACCGCGACAAGCCTTCTGACTCAAATAATACTTTTCCGGCACATTTGCCATTAAGATCTCCGACAAGAAAGATACGTTTTCTGCGTTGGGGCAAACCCCAGTATTGGCAGTCGAGAGTGCGGTACGCAACACTCCATCCGTCTCCCATATAGCAGTCAGCGTATGGCCATCCACTTTTCTCAGGCATAGGCACCTGGGTTTCCGGCTCTGCGATACCAATGATTGCTTCGAGGACTGCTTTGAAGTCCCGGCCGGAATTGGAGCTGAATGCACCGGGGACATTTTCCCAGCAGATCCAACGGGGGTATTTACCATTTGTTGCACACCTCATTTCTTTGATAATGCGGATGGCTTCATAAAACAGGACAGACTGTTTTCCGCCAAGACCAGCACGAAGTCCCGCCACTGACATATCTGTGCAGGGCGATCCAAAGCAGATGATATCGACTGGCTCGATCCTGCCGCCATCCATAGCAGAGATATCGCCGTAATGTTTCATTTCGGGCAGCCGCCGGGTGGTCACCCGAATAGGAAACGGCTCGATCTCCGATGCCCACACAGGGGTAACACCAGAGAGCAAGCCGCCCAAAGGAAAACCACCGGAGCCGTCGAACAGACTGCCCAGGGTCAGATTATTACTCATTTTTTCTTCTCCACTTCTTTCACCAGTTCTGCATAGGTGAACTTCACACCATCCCGGATCACATAGACATTATCCGCATCGCCGGTATTATCCACATATCGGCGGAGAATCACAGAAGCGTACTTCTCATCCAACTCCATAGTATAGCAGATTCTGTTCATCTGCTCACAGGCCATGAGAGTGGAGCCGCTGCCGCCGAAGGTATCCAAAACCAGTGCGTTCTCCCGGCAGGAGTTGCCAATGGGATAGCAAAGCAGATCCAGGGGCTTGGATGTGGGATGGTGGTTATTTTTCGTCTGCTTATCGAAGTTCCAGACAGTAGTCTGGCTTCGATCGGCATACCATGCGTGCTTTCCATTGGGCAGATAGCCATAGAGGATCGGCTCGTGCCGCCACTGGTAATCCGAGTAGCCAGGCACTAGCGCATTCTTGGCCCATATGCATACACCCTGCAGATGGAAGCCGGAGTCGATATAAGCCTTACGGAAAATATGACCTACCGTATCTGCATGGAACACATAGCTGACACCGCCGGGCTCCAGGCTGTTGGCCATATTGGTGAAGCACTTCAGGAGGAACTCATAGAACTCCTCATCTTTGATGCTGTCATTCTGAATGGTCAGGCCCGTGGAACTTTTGAAGGACACACCATAAGGAGGATCTGTCAGAACCAGGTTGGCCCTCTTACCATCCATGAGGGTGGCGACATCTTCCTCAGAGGTCGCATCAGCACAAAACAGTTTGTGTTTGCCCACATACCACATATCGCCCTGCTGAACGAATGTAGCTTCCTTCAGAGCTGCATTCAGATCGAACTTATCGTCCTTACCTTCCTTCTTGTCAGTGGCGGAGAACAGGTCATCGATCTCCGCTGCCTCAAAGCCGGTAAGGGATACATCGAAATCCGCACCTTGCAGGTCTGCAATCAGCAGAGCCAGTTTGTCATTATCCCAGGAACCGGAGATCTTGTTCAGTGCAATGTTCAGTGCCTTTTCCTGATCTTCCGGCATATCCACCACAACACAGTCTACTTCGGTGATACCCAGATCCTGCAGTACCTTCAGCCGCTGATGGCCACCGACAACTCTGCCGGTAGCCTTATTCCAGATCACAGGCTCCACATACCCAAACTGCTGCAAAGAGCGCTTCAGTTTCTCATATTCCGGATCGCCGGGTTGCAAATCCTTGCGGGGGTTATAGTCTGCAGGAATCAGATCCACCGCATTTTTCTTTTCAATGATCATACAAGACCCCACTCAGCGAACTTCTCAAATCCGCCAACTGCACGGATGAAGTCTCTCGCTGTTTCTACGATTTCTTCGTAAGAGATACCGTTTACTGTCTCATCGCCAATGGCACAGCACAGTTCCACAGTTTTTCCCAGACGCTGGGCTTCCAACCAGGCATAGATATTGACGGACACATCGGCCTTGCTGAGATCCTTACCATGAAGGCCACCGCCGGTAACAGAATCAGCCATATCGCTGCCCAGCTTCCGGTTGGTCGCACCAGTGTCCACATTGGGACCACCAGACCAGTCGCCAAGAGGATTGATCTCCGCATAAGGATAATCAACACTCAGTTCCTCGGAATCCGCATGACTCTGGCAAATGATGACGCGACCGCCGTCCATGATGTATTTACCATCATAGGGGTGCTTTTCGTAAATTGCACGAGCCAGTGCAGACAGGTCTTTCTGCTCCTCGGTCATGGGAACACCCTTGAAGATACCGTTATCGCCGCAGCGAATGGCGTCTTCCTGATTTCTTGCCAGGTGCCGGTCCTGGGGAACAATGACCACATCCGTCTTTACATTACCGGCAATTCGGTGGATGGCATTCTTCACTTTCTTGGGATTCAGCATGGCAGAGGTCTCCACAATGGCATGACAAATACCATGGCCAATCAGCACCTCGACCGCCACCTTGGGATCGATCTGCGTTTCATATGCGATGTCCACGATGGCACCGGCAATACGATCCGCAATCTTATCGGGATGGGAGGGATTCACTTTTTCAAACATAACTTTTATCCTTTCCTGGATTGTAATAGTCGTTCCATTGGATCATCCTGCACACCACCGGAGTATTCGCCGGTACAGTTTTCACGGACAATTTGGAAAATCTCCGACCACAGGCGGTTGGCCTGGGTCTGGTACTTATCTGCAATCGCTACATAGGGAGACTGGATGGCAGCACCCGTGGTAGGGTGTTTTGCCAGAAATCCCAGTTCACTGTTGATAGTCTCACACTGCATCCATCTGGCGATACTCATTGCGTAGCGCTCAATGAGTATCGGGGAAACCAGGGATGCACATCCTCTTTCAGAAAGCCAGTTCCATACGCGCTCATAGACTTCGGCTGCGCACAGGGTTGATCCATCCTTCTGAGTAGCGGAAAGATACTCAGGTGGTTTGGGCATAGACTGCCCTTCAAGATCTGCCGCGCTGTCTCGAAAATCAATAAGTGTCAGCGGTCTCTTTCCCAGGTTGCCTTCTGTCAATTTCTCGGCAATCGGCTTTTTCGGCCTGCCTCCAGAGCCTGGCTTGGGACCCCTTTTGCCCAATTCATGTCACCTCATTTCCTGTCGGGGCCTATT